CTGGTATGGCTTAATGATACCTGGATATATAAGGAATTACATCCTTATGTTCACGAGGCAAATAGAAACGCTGGTTGGAATTTTGATTGGGAAAGATCAGAGTCTTGTCAATTTACAAAATATAAATTAAATCAATATTACGATTGGCATTGTGATAGTTGGCATAAACCTTATGATAGAAAAGATCCTAATCATCCTGAGCACGGCAGAATTAGAAAACTATCTATGACCTGTCAGTTGACAGATGGATCAGAATATAAGGGTGGTGAATTAGAATTTGATTTTAGAAACTATGACCCACATATGCGAGACGAATCAAAACATAGAATACAATGTAAAGAGATATTACCAAAAGGATCTATTATTGTATTTCCTAGTTTTGTGTGGCATAGAGTTAAACCAGTAACATCAGGCACAAGATATAGTCTTGTGGTATGGCATTTAGGGAGGCCTTTTAGATAATGTTTATAAATAGTTATTTTCCAACTATGATTTGGAGCGAAGAAAAACCGGAGTTTGTTAAATCATTGAATAAAGCGAGTAATAAATATATTGCTGATGCTCGTAAAAGAGAAAAAGAATATATAAAAAAACACGGTGATTTTGGAAGATCATATCATTCAACTCCACTTACAGCTGATAATGATTTTTTAGATTTTAGAAATTACATTGGTCTGAAATCCTGGGAATATCTAGACCATCAGGGTTATGATATGTCTCAATACACAACCATGTTTTCTGAGTTATGGGTACAAGAGTTTGCAAAGAAAGGTGGTGGTCACCACTCTGCACACATACATTGGAATCAACACGTATCGGGTTTTTATTTTTTAAAATGCAGCGATAAAACATCATACCCTGTGTTTCACGAACCAAAGACCGGGGCAAGGACAACAAAATTAAAAATGAAACCAAACCTAAAAGGTGTATGGGCAGGTCACGAACAATTTCATTTACGTCCTAAACCAGGCACACTAATTATATTTCCTGGCTATCTAGAGCATGAGTATGCGGTTGATCATGGTAAAGAACCATTTAGATTTATACATTGGAACATACAGGCTGTGCCAAAAGAGATGGCCAAAGATGTTTAAGAAAAATAAATACACAGTAATTAGAAAAGCCATATCAGAAGACCTGGCAGCTTTTATTGCAAATTATTTTATGATGCAGAAACAGGTTTATGATACCTGTCGTCAAGCCAGATATTTCTCACCATTTGAGAATATACTTGGATATTACGAAGAGCCCGACGGACAGATACCAAATACATATTCTGCTTATGGTAATATCGCAATGGAAACTTTACTATTAAAATGTCAACCAGGTATGGAGAAAGCCACAGGATTAAAATTATATCCTGCATATACTTACGCAAGAATATATAAAAAAGGTGATGAATTAAAAAGACACAAGGATAGATTCTCTTGTGAGATATCTACGACCATGAATCTTGGTGGTGATGATTGGCCTATATATCTAAGTCCAAATGAGAATGTGGGCGCACCGGATGGTAAGAATATTACCGCAGCCAGCAAAGCAAAAGGTGTTAGAGTAGATCTAAAACCTGGTGATATGTTGGTTTATAGAGGTGTAGAGCTAGAACATTGGAGAGAAAAATTCAAAGGCAAAGAATGTGTGCAAGTTTTTTTACATTATAACAATCGTAAGACACCAGGGGCTAAAGATAATATGTTCGACAAACGTCCACATTTAGGTCTTCCTTCTTGGTTTAAACGGTGATATAATCCTTAGATGGGGGCAGTACACCACCACATACCTACTGTCCCCTTTTAAGGAATTTTATGAGTTTAGGATTTGACGCAATATCAGCATTACCATTTGCTACATCGGGACCAGACAATGATGTAGCTGTAGTCGTAACAGGCAATAGTTTATCCATCACAATCGGTAGTGTGGGTGTTATCGCAGATGCGGTTACAGAAAATCTAACGGCAAATCAGGTAACGTTAGGCACAGGCACATTAACAATCACTGCTGACGCCAATCACACGGTCACGGGAAATGCCGTATCTTTAGGTTTAGGTGCATTTACTATTAATATAGATACCAATGTTACACCTTCTGGAAACTCGTTGACCTTGGCTACAGGAAATGTTACAATTAGCGCCGACGCGAATGTAAGTCCTACAGGTTCAGGTCTAACACTAGATACAGTAGAACCAGGGGTTATTACGTGGAACGATATTATACCAGGAGCAACAATGGTTTGGACACCAATAAAACCGTACTAATATGGCATCAACATTTTCATCAGATTTATCATTAGAACTCGTAGCAACAGGTGAGAAAGCCGGTCTATGGGGCACAATCACAAATACTAATCTACAATTATTGCAGACAGCAACATCAGGTTATGTAGAGGTTACTCTAAGTTCTGGTAACGTAACCTTAAGTTTGGCCGATGGAGACGCAACTGCAAATGGTAAAAATCTTTACATTAAACTTACTGGTACTTTATCAGGAGACGCAACCCTAACAATGCCAGCCAGCACATCAGGTGGTAATGCTAATAGGGTTTTCTTTGTAGAGGATGGAACTACCAGAGGTGGTGCAGGAGATAGTCATACCATAAAATTATTAACAGCAGGTCAAAGCGCATCCACACAGGTGCCTTTGCCAGAGGGCGCAAAAGTTTTAGTTTATTCTAGAGGTAGTGTCCCAGCCACAACTCTCGCAATGATGGAAAAAGGATTTACAGAGGTGACGGCAGCTAGTAAAACAACATACACGGCAGTAGCCGGAGATCAGATTGGTGTAGACACGGTTGCAAATATTGTGACAATCACATTACCAGCGTCCCCTGCACAGGGTGATGAGGTGACGATAATGGATGTATCCGCATCAAATGGTTTTGGAACTAACAAATGTGTGGTTGCAAGAAACGGATCTAATATTCAAGGTGGCACATCTGATCTAGACTTAACTGCTAACAATCAATGTGTTACATTAATTTTCACAACTGCTACAAAAGGCTGGCAAATAAAAACCAATAGCACATCATAGGAGTAAAACATGCCGCTTACTCAAATCAAGTTTGCTCCAGGAATCGACAAACAGGACACAAGTGTTGGTGCAGAAGGTCGTTGGGTCGACTCTGATAATGTGAGATTTAGATATGGCCTGCCAGAAAAGGTTGGTGGTTGGCAATCATTATTATCTGATTCTATTGTTGGTGTTGCTAGAAAGCAACATGCTTTTGTTGATACAGAGGGAAACAGATATGTTGCCATAGGAACAGATAAATTTTTACTTTTATATTTTGAGGGACAGCTTTTTGATATCACACCTTTTAGATGTAA